TCTACTCTTAATGCTCTAAAAATATCATTAGTAGTTTGTGCTAAAAAATTAGTTGTTTCTGTAGCTGTTGTAGAGATACCAAAATCAAACGCATCAGGTTGATACTTTTGTATATCTGATGTTGTTATAACATTAGCACCTGTATAATTAGCCATAATTTACTTCCAAATTAAATAAGCAATTACTAAAACTAAAGGTATTGAATACATTGGATTATTTTTAGCCTTAATCCAAACCCATTTAGACCACTTTTTAGCTTTCATTATAATTATTTTATTCATCTTTTTTCTTCCTTGTTTTTCGTTTCTTTTTTAAAGGTACTACATTTTCTGTAACAATCTCTTTAACTTCTTTTACAACATCTTCTGCTTGTTTAAAACCTCTAAAATCGTACATAGCTTTATTAGTTTCGTAATCTATTTCACTTCTTGTGATAGTTTTATTACCTCTTGTTAGGGTAATCATTTTTTCATTAGATAATATTATTTTTACCATAAATCTCCTAAGTTAATTGTAAGGGCGATTTCTCGCCCTCACAAAGTATCCTACTATTGGATAGATGAGTCAACATTGATCTCAACACCATAAGTATCGTGGATTTCCCCTGTACCATATACAGAAGTAGCCACAATCTCGTCTGCTCTTAAACTCGCATCTCTTTGAGTTTCGATTTTGATGTCTTGCATCATTGCTAGTGCTAGTGCATCTCTATGAAATACAGCACCTTTGTAATCGCCTGTAGTACCTGGATTGTTACCAGATGTGTCAGCCATATTTGAAGTTTCAAATATTTTAACACCAGCTAAACTACCAACATAACCTGATCTTAATGCTTCGTTTGATAAATCATTTGCATTTGCGTTTGCAAAAGTATTAGTCAAACCAGCTTTTAAGTCGTATGCGTTAAGTGGGTGTACAACAGCTGACATATCAGTTGATGGAACTGCATTTTTTCTTAGAATAGCAACAGCATTAAAAATGTTTGCTGGGCTAAGAGCAGTTGTACCATCTCCGATTTCTTGTGAGAAGCCATCAAATTTTGCAGTTAAATCAGTATCGATTTTCTTTGCAATAGCTTCCCCAAATAATTTACCAATATCTCCAGCTACATTTCTTGGAGCAGAGTTTCTTGCTAAATCAGTTAGAGTTGTCATGATACCAACTTCAGAAGCAGTTATGCTTACAGATGTTGGGTTAATTGCAGTATTACTTAAATCAGTTGCTTCAGCTACAGCAGATGCAGATACTGTTCCATATACAGGAACTTCTACAACTTTTCCACCACCTGTAATCGCATAATTTCTTACAAGATTTCTCATGATAGATTGTTCTGATGCAACGAATTGAGCCTCTGCTACTATCTCAGTATATAGTTCCGATAGTGTAGAACTTGTGCTTTCGTTTGCCATGTTTATTACCTATTAAGTTTATTTGTTTAAGTTAATCTCAACAGCACCTGAATCTCGTTTTTTCCTATATTCTTGATAGGCTTTACGATCTTCTGGTTTTGTTAAGTCCAAGTCCTGTAGATTAAAAGGTTTAACAGTTTTACCACCAATAGCACTCTGGCTTCCTGAACCTGACAATGACCCTTGACGGAAATGTGGGTTGCTATCTAAAAACTCTTTCACTCGATCTTCGATTGTAAGAAGTTCTCCACTTGAGTTATATCGTACATTAGAATTATTATCAACTACTTCTATTCTACCATCATCATTGTACTTAACTTCGTTTTTTAACAAAGCTACTACTTGCTGTGCGTTAATAGATTTTTCTTTGTTAGCAATAGATAAAATAGAATTATCAACTTTTTCTTTTTTGATTTGATCTTTTACCTTTTGTAACTCTGAGTCTTTTTCAGATAATCTTTCTTGCATGATCTTTTCAATATCAGCTTTAGATTTAGCTTCTTTTAATTGTTGTTCTTTTAAAAGTTCAGCTTTCTGGCTTTCTTCTTCTTGAAGTTTTTTCTCATACTTACTTTTCTCTGCTTCAAGTCTTGTTTTGATTATGTTATCTATTTGTTCTTGTGTAAAAGTTTTTTGTTCTGGTGTTTCTACTTTTACTTCTTCTTTTGTTTCTGCTTGTTCGTTTGTCGGTTGAACTACCTCTGTTTCTTGCGTCATAAGACTCCTATTGGTTAATTGGTATCCTTTATCACTTGTTTGTAATTAAATCAATATCTCTGGGTCATTTGGGTCATAGCCCAAAAAGTCATTTAATTCCTTTAAAGATACAGCTTTATTAGTTTGCATTGATGTTTTTAACATATTAGATAATTGTTCTTTTGCTTCATCTGATAAAAGTACAGTATCTATGTCATATTCTTCTCCAAATTTATCAATATACATTGATAGTATTTCTTCTAATTGCATTATAATAATTTACTCCTTTCCATTATTTCATTAAAAGTTTTTGTAGTATTAGGTGCAAAATAATTCATTAATTTTATATATGCTTCTTTATTTTTAGTATTCGATAATGCAGTATATTGAGCAAATGCTTCTGTTGAATGATTATAAGTTACATCTCCATAACCTCTTGCAAATGTTTTAGTTCTAAATGCTCTTTTATAATATGTTCGAGTATGACCATAACCAATAGTATTATCTGATACTGCACCAACATAATCTGCAAATTTTCTTAAAAAACTTCCATTATTAAAATATTGTCTAGTTGATAAATTTTCAGATACACCATTTGCTAATGTGTATTTTTTAAATTTACCATATTGTGATGCAATAACTTTGTATTTTATTTGCAATACATAATTAACAGTAGTTAATGCAGTAGGGTCATAAGTAATTCCAACATCTGATAATAATGCTTTTATTTCATTAATATTTAAAGGAAAATTTTTTGCATTGATAGTATCTTCTACAAATTTTGTTTGTATAGCAATTTTTTCTGATATTGATTTTCCTGTAATTTTATTAATAATTGATCTTTTTTCATTTTCAATACTAGGCAATCCAATTTTAAGATTGTCTTTTAACAATTTTCTATCTGACATAATTTCTTGTTGGGCAATATTACTAATTTGTAACCCTTTTGGATTTTTAGATGTATCTAAAACATCATCAATTAATTTAAAAGTTCCTAATATTTCTTTGTTTGCATTTGGTATAAATTTTTCTGCTAATTTTCTATCAGCACTTAATATGGTTGCTATGTTATGATCTATTTTATGTCCAAATTCGTGAGTAAAAGTTCTTAATGTTGCTAAATTTTCCATATCTAAACTATCCATAGCAATTTCATTAGTTGATGGTCTAAAATATGCACCATTTTTAACTTTTTGTATTGGTGGTAGTTTAGGTACTTTATTAATCATTCTTGTAAAGTTTGTAGCAACTGTTCCAAATGCTAATGGTAGATATTTCTTTTCTTCTGTAGAAGTATCTCCAAATATAGATTGTGCTGGTTTTGTATCTTGTTTAGACTCAATTAAAGATTCTGTTTCATCTCCATCTTCCTCATACCAATCAGGATTAACATATGAAAACTGATGCCTACAATTATAGCCACCTCTTACAATCATAGGATTTCCACCTTTTTTACCTGACCAACTTCTACTAGCCCAAATGTCTTGTATTTCTTCTATAGTAAATAATCCATTTGCTCGTTTGTCCAGACTTCCACTTACCATTCTTCTACAAATATCTCTTGTGGTTGGTATTACATCTCCATAGTATTTTACAAATGTAAGTCCAGCATCTTTAGACTTATTAAAGTTTAGAGTCGCATCAAAATCTCTTAATGAATCGTTTAATATTTGACCAGCATATCTTTTCATATTCTCGCCAACTCTTGTTCTTGCATATTTACTTTGAAGTATCTTAACTGCACTATCTACTCTTGATGCTAACGCTGGGTTATCTCTATTGTTCTTAACATAATCTACCAATCTATTTACTGCTGGGTCGCTAGAAGTAGCATAAATTCCATTGATTGATTCCCTTAATTCTTTTTCTAATACAGTAAATTCAGTTCCAACTAGTGTATTCTGATAAACTTTATCTGATAGTATTCTTGTGAAGTTATTAGATACATCTTTAAACTGTGTGTAATATTGTTGTTTTAAGTTTTGTACTAAAGCTAAATCTCCCTTAGTTAATTCTTGAAATTCAGGTGGTATAAGACCAATAGTTTTAAACTGTCTTTCTACTCTTTTAGCTTGTTCTCCAAATCCTTTTCTAACTACCCTATCTGCAAATGGTAGATACTCTTTATCAAGTATTGCTTTAATCTTTGGTCTTATTGCTACTGCACTTTGTAACTCAATTAATTTACCAGCTTGTCTTGGAAGTTGTTGATCTGCTAATGCTACGATCTGTGCTTCTATTCTATCAAGTGTTTGTGTGAGTTGTTTATAGTATTCTATCTCGGCTCTTTCGATACCTTTAATTCGATAATTCGTTAAGTCTTTTACTATATCTGACATTCATTAAATTTCTTCTTCAGCTAC